ACGAGGTTGTAGATGGCTGGTCCGTTCTCACGCCTTGTGGTTTCTTGCCGTGTTAAACCATGATGAAATTGTGTGATGAAGGCATCAAGTTTTTTTGGCTCGTATAAATTTTTCGGCTGAATTAAGTATTCCCTCCCCTTGGGCGTGATGGCTCCTGTTTCATCAAATACTCCACGTTGCTTTAGGTTGTAGAATAACTGCCCCGTGCTGGTAGCGTTACCATCAGCGTCAAGGAATCCAAGGGCCATTGATTTATCCTTGGTTAAGCCTGTTGAGAGTAGGTCTTGAGGGTTTGATATAATCGGTCGGGAATCCGATGGGTTAGATCCCGCAGGCAATTCTGATTCTCTTATCGAATCAAAATACGATGGAAGTGAATCCGTTCTTACCGCCTCAAGTGAGCGTTGACGAAGCTGTTCTGTTAAGGCTCTAAGCCCTTTTTGAACCTGTCTGTTAATCTCCTCATCGGTTACATTAGGTTGCATTTTAGATTATGGTTTAGGCGGGGTCAGGGGTAATTGATTGAAAAATGTGTTGATGTTGTTGATTTCCTTTTCCCCGGGTGATGTGTTTGTCTCAGAAACCTCTACATTTGACCCAGTAGCCTCTGCGCCCACTCCAACGGTGGCATTGTATTCTTTAATTCGTGCCTCGATATCCTTCTTGAATTCTTCTGCCGCAGCCAAGGCGGTTTCTTTTCTGGTAGATATCCCGGTAGGAATCAAGTATTTCTTTGCTGCGTCCACTTCTCCCTCTCTTGCTACCGAGCTTGGATCAACCGTTTTAGCGTAAGCAATGGCCATCTGGTAGGGAAGCTGTCCTAGCTTCGCCGCACCTTTTGAATCATATATCTCAAATGTTCCATATTTATTGAGGGTGGCGATTAGCTCATCTGCATAACGCAATGCTGCTTTGGAGTTTTGCTCAAAAGAGACATCACTCGCTGTCTTCTTTGGGGTGGTAGGAGTCTTGGCAAGGGTCTGTGTGCCACCCTCGTAGAACCTACCTGTTCTGGTGTTTATTTGACCGGATAAAGCGTTTTGAGCCGCTGCCTCTTCCTTGGTCGCTGGTCTGAATGAATCACCCTTTGGAACAGCCTCCACATAATTGGATATTCCTGCTTCGGGTGGGGGAACTTGCGCTTGATTTGCGGGGGGTTCGTTAGGATTGAAAATATCCATTATTCCTTGTATAGCCCTACCCAGAACCCCGGGTTCCGAGGTTGGTTTTCGCATTCCTACTGCATCTGAGATAGCTTTAGTTTTACCATCAAGAACCTGAACGTCATAAATTCTTTGGGCGGCAAGCTTGTTGTATTCCTCTTTATTGTCAGCAAAGAAATCTAATACGTTGGGGTCTGCTGGGCCAGTTCCTGCTACGAGATGCTCCCTACCCTCTGGATACAGATCACTCTTTATCATTAGCCTTGTTCCGGCTGGGTATGCCTTGGTAGCAATCGTTGGGGTCTTGCTACTTGGGCCAGCATATCTAATCCCGCCAGATCCCACGTTTTCATCCCCACCCATCTTCTTGAATTGCCCCGATCTCTGTTCGGCTGCTGTGGTTGGGTCAATGGTGCTTCTCCCGAAGGCTGTTGACCTATACCGGGTTGATGCTTGTCCCCCAGTCGTGAATGGCGTAAACTCCCCAGTTTTTAGGTCACCGAATCCCTCCACTACCTTACCGTTAACTACCCCAGTCGTTGGGGTTCTGCCAGCAGCTTCCATTTGGGCTTTGGCTTGTGTAGCCTGAGCGTTGGCTTGTGCAATCTGAGCTTCAATCAGTTTGTTTTTCATCCCCTCAGTGCCATATTGAGCAAACATATTGAGAGATCCCGCCACCTGTTCGGCAAGTGCCGATTTATCTAGGTTTGATATTGAAGGGTCAGATAATTGGGACTTCATGTTTTCAATTTCTGGCGCAAAGTCAGCATATATACCCTTGGCGTTATCCAACAATGAGATTGTCGCCTTGATTTTGGATGAGATTTCCTTATCCTTCTTGGCTAGGTCTTTATATTCTGCAATGAAGCCCGACACCATATCAGGTATCTGCGCCCCCACTGCCCCTGCCGCCTGTGCCGCACCAGAGTAATCCGGTGTCTGATACCCAGATACTGGGATTTGTCCTGCCATTAGTGCCATAATTTTAGTAGATTGCTTTTGCTTTTGGAATACCCATACCAAGCATATTGCCAAGTCCCATGCCTGCCGACACACCGAGACCGCTGAGTCCGGTCATGCCAGCAGCACCGCCAGCCAGTCCGGTCAGGCCGAGACCAGCAGATAGACCCCCAGTGAATGGGACTGCCGCCATGCCGATGAGGCTACCAAGCATTTTGTTGCGGGAGGCTTTAGCCTGCATATCAGCTTGGTATTGAGCCATGTTCCGCGCATCCACCGCGCCTGCTCGCTCACGGGCGAGGTTGAGCGGGAGGTTGTAGTCAAGATCGGCTCCAAGCTCCTGACCGAGACCGAGCGCGGACTGGGCGTTAGCTGCGCCAGTGGAGTAGGATGCCGGGGTAGATCCCAGTATACCGAGTCCGGGCTGGCTGTAGAAGCCACCAGCCAAGTTGTAGCTGTTCTGTCTAGCCTGTGCAGCCTCCGCTCGCTTGCTGGCGAGGACGTTCTCCCTGCCCATGATCTCCTCCGCGATGGCCGCATTCCCACCAAGCCGCCCGGATGCCTGTGCCGCCTCCCGGGCCGTCTGCTGATACATCCGCTGCTCCTGCGGCGTTACGCCCATCGAGGATGCCGTAGCCCTCTCTGCCTCCTGCGCCGAGGCGCGAACCGCTGCCGCCTGTTCCGGGGACAGCGATTCCATCAGCCCACGCATGAGGGGAGCCTGTTCACCCATGATGCCAAGCTCTTGGGCGCGGAGGTCACCGATGGACTGTGCCGCCCCCATGCCGCCAGCGCGTTGCAGGTCGGTCAGGCTACCGAGTGTCCGTTCACCAAAACCAAAAGCCTGATCAATGAACTGGGGGCTGTATTGCTCCTCCATGCCGAGGAAGGCAGGTAGGGCTTGGTTGTAGTAATCCGACACCCCCTTGATTTGCCCACCAGTAAGGCTAAAAATATCCGTAGGCTGTGGTAGTTTTTTTGCTTTGCCCTTAAATAGTGATCCCATTGTTATTTTATTCTGTTGAAAGTTTTATTGTAATCCCAGACCCTTACGGATGAACTGCCTTTGAATTGACGCTGAAATACAAGGAAGTCAAATTCACCCACAAACTGCTTGAGCAGGAAGGGCATCCTTCCGGCACAATAGGTGACAAATAGCGAATCAGCATGGTCTTTGGTGACTGATTCCGTTGGTTCTATGGAGTTTGTGAAAAACCCAATGGCAAAGCACTCTGGACGGCATAAAACGAAACCGTTACATAGATGCCATCCGATGAGGTGTTGGAGGTCGATGTTGTTTGATTCATAAAGGGTAAGCGCGGTTGCTAGGTGGGGGGTCATGCAAATACAGAAAAACCTAGATATATTGGATTGTAAGCGGTACTATTGTTACCGAGAACTGCAAGAGTAAAAGTTGTGCTATTTGTAATAACAACGCTTACGCTATCTGCTGCAACTATACCAACATTGTGATATGCGTTTGCAATAACGCAATAATTGGCATCTGGCATTGCTGTTGTCATTACAATGGTGTAATTTCCAGTTGAAGTTCGTGTTATTGATGTAATGTTACCTGCTTTAATTGGAGTTATAGGAGATGTTGCTGTTCCATTAAATGCACCATATGCTCTTGCTCCAAAAATTGGAGCTGTCCCCGTCTGCGCCCCATTTAACTTGGCAGCAGTAACACTTGCATCTGCAATCTTTGCAGTTGTAACGTTGGCATCAAGAATCTTTACAGTAGTCACAGCATCTGACGCAAGAGCATTGGCTGTAACAGCACCCGTCCCCATCTCGTTTGAAGTGATGGTTCCCACCTTCAGCTTGCCAGAAACCAAAGCAAGCGTTGTGTTTGCACTAACTATTGCATCACTTGTGAACAACGTCTGGTCGATGATGTTATTCAGCGATGCGCTGGTGATAACAGCGTTAGTTGCAAAGGTGTTGGTTGTTTCTACGACTCCGGCCATATTATGTTTGGGAAATGATTTGTCTGTTCGTCACTGACCCAGCGACCTTGATTGAGGTGACCTTGGGTGATCCGATTGTTCGTGTCAAGGTGAGGCTCCCGACATAGCCCCTGATCCCACCCAGCCGGAACCGAATATTCCCGGTCTCGTCCTCGGGCGATGAGCCAGTGCCTAGGACTGTGCCGCCGAGGAAGGTGGTTGTGGAACCGATAGGCTGGGTGTTGTCGGGATCTTCCGCCGCGAATGATATTTGATACTCTCCGAGTCCCCCACCAACGCACTGCATGGTGACCTGCCCATCGGTGAACCGCTTGCGTTCAAGGCTTCCTATGTCGTATCCCCTAGTGGTGAGGGAGGAGTTGATTAGGACGCTTATCTTAGCCCCTGCCGAGACAAGGATATCATCGGAACTCTCTGCTGCCTCCAATTCATGCAAACCACCCAGCGATGTTACAGCGTAAATGCTGTTCCTCTCTGCGGCACTGCCGATAATTAGGTTCTTGATGACAAAGTCACTAGCTCCGAATGTGTCGATTGACTCCCAAGCCTTGTTCAGGAAGTTGTATATGAGGATCGTGTTGTTTCCAATGGCGTTATTCGCACCAGCAGTGGTATCGAGTGCCACCGCGAGGTAGTATCGGTTGTTGAACAGCACCCCGACCGCTTCCGAAGCCAGATTCTTGTTGATCCGGTCGATGTATGGCTGGATGTCCTTGGAGACAGGCTCATCCGCGCCACGGAGGTTGTAGTCATTAAGGAACTCGACGGCATACACCCCGTCATCCGACAGGAATAGCATAGCGTTCCCCTTCATGACAACGCTTTTCCGGGCTAGACACCCAACCTCATTGGTTAACTGTGTTACCTTTGTATCGTTTAACGATCCACCAGTTCCATTGATGATATGTAGGCTGTTACGATTCAAGACGACTAGGTTATCATCGTAGAATCCCTGCATTCCCACAAGGTAATCGGTGGTTCCACCCGTAATGCGGAACTGGTTGGCTATCTGGTCAAACGTATGGCTGTCTAGAATGTCCGAAGCAGCTAGTTCATCGGTGATCTTCCTATCCGTATAGGTTAGAGAGCCAAATATGCCAGCAGGAGCGTAGTAAAACGGAACCCACAACCTGCGCTGGAAGTAAACTCCCCAAGGTGGGGCTGGCTGATGGATGAAACCACCACCTACGCTGAATCTGCCGCCAATCTCAATCTGTTGAGAGCCGGGAATACTTGCTAAATTAGCCACCGGAGCAATAAACGAAATGTTTGTGGTCGTGGCACTTAGCACCTCAAATGACTGACCAGAAATAGAACTAAATGTCGGGATGTTTGTTTCATACACGACAATCGTGTCGCCTTTAACAATGGTCGTATTCCCGCTAACCGTAAGGCTTACAACTCCGCTTGTTACTGTTCCGGTGGTGGACAGAAACACCTGTGGTTGGGTGTAAGTTCCTCCCGGGACGAGCGTGAACCCTGTTTTAATTACGGCATTGGTAACTCCGAACGTCTCTGTTTGAGAGCTAGTGAAAATATAAGTGAATACATCCTTGTCGGTGACGGCATCGACCGTAAATGTCCCGTTGGCAGGTAGGTCTGGAGCTACAGCGGTCAGTCCGCTGACGATGATGGTATCACCTGCGGTTAGCCCATGATCCTTGACCCGCATAGTGACAGTGGTCGATGGAGAAGCTGGCTGGCTGGCACTCTCGATGTTGCGACCGTTAGGGAACCACTCAAACGCCTGTTCGCCATCGCGGAAAAGATACACGCGATCAAACGCCTGTATCATGTCCGTATCCCCAGACAGGGACTCAGCAGCAGGATACTTAATATCCTCTGTGGAGTATTCGCTCTGATCACTGAGGGTGACGAGGATCGCCTTGGTGTCGAGCGCGAGGATAACACTCTCGGCGTTACCTGAATTAGGATCGCTATACAGGCAGGAAGCCCGGACGTTGACGTTGGCAGCATCATTGATTGGAACTTGAGATAATGTGCCAGCACCAGAAACAGCAGTAGTTGCGGCGGTGACAGGAAACTTCA